GTCGGTGCATCATTAACCGAATCAATAGTGCCGCCTACGCTCTTCTTATATCCGCAAACGAGATAGAACGTAGATGGGCTGTAGCCGCCACTATCTGTACGACCTACATTGATCTCGCTTACATTTGGCAGCAGATTATATATCACAGCACTCTCTCCGACAGCACCGGGACGAATACCGTTCATCGTCATCGTAACAACGCAGGTTTCATCTGAGCCGTTAATGGTAGCCTTTACTTCAATGGTGATATTCGTAGAAGTGATTGACGTGCCATTCTTGATATATATCTTTACTTTTGCAGAAGTCGTACCTTGACCAGTTACAACAGCCTTATAAGTTGTGGCAGGAGTTGGCGAACCCTCTGACGCATAACTATCACTGAGCAGATAACCACCAATCTTACATACGATACCGCCACTGCTTTTGATGGTCTGCTTGACGTTTCCGCAAAAGAAAGATACATTCGACTCAATATATTGCTCACTCGTAACATGACCATCCGAATCACACGCCACTGAATCCATTTCATTATCAAGGTCTGCAAAGTAAGGGCTTGTGCCGTCGTTGCCGTCCTCTATAACGGGAATGGTTTCCTTATCCATCAACTTACCGCCAACCAACAGCCTCAGATAGAGTTTACGACCATTCGCTTCAATATCACTCGAATTGAATGTTGAACTGCTTGTGAAATCGCTCCAATTTGAGTTGTTGTAGCTATACTGCATCGTAGCCTCAGAAGGATTGTTGGTCGCAGTGCCGTTACAAATACTTGTGCAATAGCATGATACCTGTGTAGGCGAATAAGTGCCGTCTTTCTTCTTTACGATGTCGCTGACACTTGGGATAAGATTGTAGGTAGTTGCAGGTACACCGTTGGCTCCTGGGCGCACACCATTGACAGAGAAAGTAAGATTCCTCGTAACGGCAGAATCGGCATTCGCAGTAATGGTAATAACGAATTCGTCTATGTCACTGATACTGGCACTTGTATTATAGTATATGGTTAGAGTACCACTGCTATAAGCCAACTTTACACCGCTATGGAAGGTGTTGTCATTGATAGGAATAGACGTACCGTTGCGCTTGACTGTGGGGTTGCCGAAAGACATTGGGGAAGAGCCATAGTAAAGGTGTATCTCAGTCGATAATGACTGAGCACTCGTCGGCTTCCCCTCCAAAGTGCAAGCCACTGAGTCCATTTCATTACTCAGGTCTGCAATCCAAGGGCTTGTGCCGTCGTTGCCGTCCTCTCCGTCATAAACGGTGGTCATGCTTATCGGTGTGCATATTACGCTCATATACTCTCTAAATAGTTGCTCTTACGATACCACTGATATTCTTTCCTGCATTGTGAATGTCTGCAAAACAGCAGGTGAAACCGCCTCGCGTCCATGCCTGACCGCTACCAGTCTTGCTAATGTCACACCACCCATCGCTCCATTTTGCAGCTACATTCAAAGGCGAACCAGACTCAGAAGTGAAGTCGCTTGATGTCATTGCAGAACCGTTGGCTTTCTTTGGCATGAACTCAAATTTCTTGACAGTCTTGATGTCTTCGGCATCGGTGTTGGTTGCAATGAATATATCCCACGTCACCTTCTGGCCTTTGTGAAGCGAGACTGGAGCACCATTGATTTTTGCCGATGTGCCTCCGAGCGTGTAGTAGACATACATTACCTGCTCGTCGCCTTGGTCATCAATAGTCTCAGTAATCGTCAACACGTCATTCCACTGCGTCGCATCGTTTTCATCCTTGACTTGGAAGGTACAGGTAACGGTGGCAATATCCAACACACCGCTTTCGTCGTCGCCGCTGACATGGAGAATGTCGTTGGTCTTACCAGTGCCAGACGATGACATATAGATTGGGTCATTGGGATTTGTGGAGGTAACGGTAGTGCCGTTGAACTTCCACACACACTTGAATTCGCTGACTCCGACACCTGCTGAATAGAGGTTGGCGACACAACGGATGCTCTGATCATCGGAAAGGATGACACTGCCATCCGGGAAGTCAATGCCTCCGAAATATCCATTGCTCGAAACCTCGCCCAACTGAACGGTAACGCCTGCTGAGAAAGGAATAGGATCGCCAGACATTTCGACATTTCCATCAATGCGGATAACGTCATTGTTCAATGCACCTGCCAAAGCCAGGTTATACACTATCTTCAATGCAGGCATCGAAATTCCATTCCATGTCGCCGTTGTGCGTTGGAACAATGAGTGTGTTCCAGATTTGGCATTGGTGGAATAACCATCGCTGTCAAATGTAATTTCCGTATTATTCCAGTACCATTTGACTGCATTTTGTGTCTCAGCACTCCATCCAGTAGGTGCAATAGGAGTTGCACCATCAAGAAGGGTAAGATAGATAGTGGGGCCTGCGCCTGATGACCAATCGGGAGAAAAAGTTCCATTCTCCTTGTTATAGCCTTGCGACAAAGACTTATTGGCTACCAGTGAGCCGTGAATAGTCGTACCATCGTCGATAGCCGACATGAATATTTGATTACTTACATATCCCATAGCTTATTCCTCCGTATTATTTTCTGTTACACTTTCGGGTTTATTCTCTTTCTTGATGCCGCCACTACCGCCAATCTCATGTCCGTTTCTGGCGATAAGTTCTTTGGCTGTGGCAGCAGCGATTTCTACAACATCTGGCTCACGCACGTCAATCTGTTTGAGCTGACCGCTATTGATAGCACTTCTGATGTCGGACTCAGACAACACGTATCTTTCGCCCTCGATTTTATATCGGCATTGTGTGAGGCTGCATTTACCTGCGATTTCCGCACTGACTGAATAGTGTTTGTTCGTTCTCATATCTCACCAATTAGAATTTACGTCCAGTTACGATCTTACCGCCATGAGTCACTACCTTACCGCCATGAGTCACGGCAACCATAGCACCAATGATCTTGCCTTCCGGCACTACATTCACTGGATATTGATTGCCTATAACCTCGCTTTCGGGAAGGGTGATAGAAGCACCAGTACCAAGGTATCGGCTAATCTTTGCCCCTGTACTTGGGTCGATTTTCTCCAGAGTCCACTCCGTGACAATGCGCTTGTTGGCAATCTCTTCTGGAATGTCAACGCCGTTTTGACGATAAAGCACTTTGTAGGTGTGGCTCACCATGTCTGCGCGGGCTGTGTCGCCATTGACACTATAAGCACGTCCGCGAAGTCTGCGTGTATCCCAAGAAATGTTAGCCCTTGCCTTTACGAATGGAACATTGGGTGCTGTGGCAGTAGTAGAGTCTGCCATCTTAACATATAGTTCTATGCTATCCGATTCATAGTCGGCATTGAGCGTGATGGTACTGCCATTGCTGCTAAGACTCTCCAAGGCCAAAAGCGGATTGTTGCTGTCATCAACGGCAACGAGACTGCCATTATAGAGATAGTACCAGAAGAATTTGCAGGTACTCGATACATCGTCATTGCCTTGCATTGCTTTTGCCGTAAACGACACAATGGGCGAAATGTTGGAAAGTGGTCGCCAGTAAATGCGATCACCAGTGACATTGCCGTTATACAAACCGCTAACCTTGATGGAATAGGTGGATTCAGCAACGTCATCGGTTGTAACGGTCACTGATTCCTCAATGATTTCCGTCGTTCCTTTGCGGCTGTCTAAGAAAGCCACTGAGCAGCGAAGTGTAAGACCATTTCCATAGGGTACGTTCCTACGCATTGTCAACGAGCCGTCTGCACCAACAGAGAAATCGGCAGAGGTATCATCGGAAGTATAAGAGTCCGTATGACCATTCTTATCAGTGACATACCAAGTCACTGAGGAATAGGTGGGCTTATACGTCTGCTTGCTGTCTGGGTCGTAAACAGATACGTCAGGACGTAAGATAAGGGGAGTAATCTCGTGATCTGGTTCATAGGCTTGCTCCGTTCTGTAATAGAATTGGCGCAAACCAATGTTACCTACGTCAACGAGACTAAGCGTCGCATTTAACGGCGAGTAGAGGGTGCTTACCCCAAGTCCTTGTGATTTTACTTTCTTCATATCTCGTTAAAATGTTATATCCGCACTTACTTCTGTATCTTCACCTGCGATATAGGCGACACACTCAAACTTAGCAGGGTTCTGAACGCTCCACCCCGTAGGCATATCAGAGGTCGTGATGGTGATATTGCGCTGCTTATGCGTCTGACCCCATCCCGTATCTTCAGTACCGTCAGCAAGGTATCGCTTCCACTGCCATGAAGTCACTCTGTCCGAAATATCCTCCAGTCCGCACGTTACCTTTGGTACGATGGGGATATAGATATTCGTCCTGCGAGTAGTGATGTATTCGCCATAGGGTGCTCCATCGGGCTTATAGAATTTCAGATTGAGCATGGTGTTTCCACTCACAAACTGCCAGTCGGTGCAACCGAACTTCGGCTCCTGGGTTGTACCTTCAACCAAACACTCCCACAAAATGCCATAGTTCCAGACACGGCTAATCTCCAAATCCACCTTCCACTCCTGCATCATTTTCTGATGCAGTTGCTCATTGGTCAATGAAGCCCAAGCCGGATCGTTGCGGTAACGAAGCCACGTTGCCTGATTATACATCTTATAGTGGTAGGGGTCGAAAATCTCACTACCCTCGTAGTCAATGGTGGGCTGTGGAACTGTGCTATCTGGGGCTATCCAATGACCTCTATCTTCCTTCACTACCTTTGCGGGATAGTTTGCGGCGTGTTGATGGTCATAGAAAATGGTGTTGACGTACAGCGACGGCATTTCTGGGTCGCGGGTAGCGGGCAGGTTTGCCAGATTAGGCAATATACCAAGGCAAAGCGCATAGTTGTTATCGTCGATAATGGGCTTGTCTACGTTCCAGAAGAAACTCAGTCTCTTATCTGTGGTAGAAAGTACCCATGACTGCTGCCTACCCAACTGACTTTGCTTAACGGAATCGCTATAAGATGTTGGGTCATCGCCATTCTCCAAACCATCGGCGACATTGCCGTGCCTTGTCAGAGTGACTATCTTCTCATAGCCGTCTGGGAACAGTTCGTAGTCATCCTGCAAAGCCAAAGTATAGTCATCCGTGATGTCAGTACCGAGGAACGTAAAGTTTCTGGCTCCTGGCACTTCTGGGTCATCATTGGCTTTCACACCATTGTAAGGTGCAACGGTAATGGTATTGTTCGTATGGTCTACACTAACAACACGAATCCAACACGTATAGTATGAGCCGTTTTTCGTAACGGTATGTCCGTCGGGTATGGTAGAGCCTTTTGGCAGGAGGTCATTGATTTTGGCATAGAGAATATCACCGGGATAGAACGGCGTATAGTCGTTGTCATGGTCTTTGTGCATGGTAAGGATCATGCGCTGATGATTCTCATTCCAGTCAACGCGCTCTGTGGTGTCACCCTCAGTAAACGAATAATCACTTTCCATCAACTGCAAGCGGTTGATGATTAGTTCCATGACTCTTAGGAAGCCTCTGAACTCACCACCGTCTGCCTCAATGACACCAGTAAGGGCATCCATGTATATGCCTTTTCCGTCCATGAAACCTTGACGTGCATCCTTAGACTTTGCTACTCCGTCAAAGATCATGTCAAGGAACGTGGAGTTTCCTTCTGCGGTAATGCCATACCTTTCGCCACTGCCAACAAGAATACCCTTTAAGAAGGTAATCAGTCCTGCGGCTTTGTCATCACTGAGCTTAGAGAGGAAATAGTCAGCACCATAAAGCCTAACCAGTTCCTTTATCTGCGATACACTATAACCGCCACCGCCATTATATACATAGGAGGAAAGGCTATTCACCTGCTGCTGAACACGCTGCAACATACCTACCTGCTTATCATTCCTCAGAACCACTTCGTAGGTCGGGATGCCTTTGTTGCCACTCTCCTTAATGGTAATGTTGTCAATGAATACGCTACCCTCAACATTCAAGTCCTCGTCATTGAAGAGCATGAGCATACCTGCTTTCAACGTGTCATGCAGACTGATAACCGTCGCAGGTGAATTCTTTGCTCTCTCATGCTGACGTGCCATGAATATTTCATCTATCTTAGGCAGATAGGTGAAGCGGGTGTAGTTATTATTCAATAGCCAGTATATTGACTTGCGAAGCATCTTAACGCTTGCAGCCCATATATAGCTGCTGTCAGAAATGTCAATATCCAGAAGCACAAAGTGGTCGCCTGTGCGAATCTGATATGCTTCATCTGCTCTTGCAGCCTCACCTCTTGCGGCATGGCTTGAATACGGGAACCAGAGGTCAAGGGCTTCATCATGGCAACGGTCAACATTGAGAATCCAACCCGTACCATCTGCCACAACACTCTTGACGTTGAAATTCCTTGCACCGCAATAGCCGTCTTTCATTGAGATTGTAAGGCTACCGCTGTTATCAACCGCTGATTCAAGGTCAAAGCCTATGTCTTTGAGTTTGATCTTGAACGGCTCAATTTCGTCCTCTCCGACAAAAACGCCATTGTCCTGAATGACATCTGCACCGCGAACTTCATCAATACGTTCCTCAGACGATGTGCCATAGACATCGCCAACGGTCATACCCTCGATGCTTGGGTACACCTCCTGCAA